GTTCTAAATAATATTCATATCGTTGTTCTAGGAATGCATCATTACCTTCATGACTAGCTAATTTAGTTATTCCAGCATTTTGATACCCAATCCTTCCGCCGTAAGCTTTTGATTGACTTTGAGTGACTACGATCTGTTGCAATGGATTCAGATTTTCAAAAGTTATTCCAAACATTTCTATAGCTACTCCATCTAAAGGATGAGTACCTTCTTGATAGCCCATCCTTGGATTCAGTGCACCAATCCCTTGGAAAGGTGTGTCGATCCCTCCCATGTTGTATCCAATCCTTCCGCCTTCAGCGACTGGTGTAGTTATCATATCAGGTCTTCCTGTAGTTTCTGTAAACTGAGCGACATCCGATATAGTTGTGGGAACATTTGTAGGTGCTTTTAATTGCGAACCTGCATCAGTATATTCTGAAAATTGTGTTTGTGCGGCAGTAAGCTGTGCCTGTAATCTATTAAATTCTGCCATCTCTGCCTCGTTCAATCCTTCGGCATCTTTCTTAGCTCTTAAGGCTCCATAGATGCCTATAGCATCTTGAACGAAAGTACCTATTCCACTTCGTCCACGTTCAATCATTTTGTTTGGGTATTCTTTACTATAAACAGCGTCTTGATCTTCATAACGACCGGTTATAGCATTCCATATTTTTCCTGGAGCATCTCCTACCCAGTCTACAAGCGTATCCAACCATTCCCAATAAGAAGGCACTCCAGCAACTGTCATGATACCAGATCCTCCATGAGCTTTTAATAATCTAGCTTCTTTAGGATTGATATAGGCTAACGATTCGCCTTCTGGTGCGTGTTTGTTAAGCAGTTTAGCTGCTTGTTGAAGTGATTTAATCCCGTTTGATTTTGCCATAATTTCCTATTTTGCAATGTATATTAAAAGAGCAGGGATTGCACCTGAGAATATATTTATTATTACTTGGTTTTCGCAAACAAATCAAGCTTTGGTATCTTGACTAGGACATCCCGTCTAATGTCTTCGACGGGTATTTGTAAGGCTTTCCATTCGTCTTCATCCTTATAAACAGCCCCTGTTTTCTTATTTTTTATGGTCGTTATGACCTTTGCATCAATCACCGGAATGTCTTTACCATTGATTGCCATTACGTTCGATCCTGTTCTAGAATACTGGCGACACCAGTCACTCGATCTGCGACACTGGCGGTGAGTATTAAAATATCACTCTCTTCCAACACGAGTAAATTACTGGTCAGTAATTCAAATTGTTCAATAGTACTACTCGCTGCATAACCAATATTATAAGTGGTTGAAGCACTGGTATCAGTAAAAGACATGGTTACCGTAACCGCACTCGCGGTATCATTATAAGCTTGGACTGTTTTAACAATCGCTACCGTTTCTGCCGGCACTGTATAAATTGTAATAGCTCCGGTACCGTTTAAATCAAATGCTTTGTTAATATATTTATTAGCCATGTTAACTCATAAATAAACTAAAGGCTTCATATTCGTCCGTTAGTTGTTGTTGATAAGTTGTGTTAAGTTTTTGTACCACCGAGGCGACATTGTCAGCTAGAGCCTGGACATTCATCGTATCAAACTGGGGTCCTATAATGGATGCAATAACCTCAGAAATTTTTGCCATTACCTTCTGCCTCCTGCATGAATATCTAATCTAAAAGTTCCCATTCTCCAGGTTTGACCGGTACTAATATTTCCTACTTTAATAGCAATTTGCCGTGCTCGAGATCGAGTGAAAAGTTGAGTCGTACTCGTGGTGGCTGTATGATTGGTTGCCTCAGCCGTGCTACTAGGAAAAGCTTTGGTGCTTAGTGTAATTCTTGAGTCGCCCGTTTGAGCTCCATAGTCTGGAATAATTCTAGATATTCGCATCATGAATTCTCCTTCGCCCTGTTCTCCTTCAGCGCTTCCAATATCATAGTCTCCAGATTCTACATAACCAGCAATCGCATTTGTTGTACCACTGGCAAAAACTTCATCGGTTCCTTTTTCTTGTTGCCAATAATAACTCGCCCCATTAGAAATTCCTACCACCGTTGGGTAAGTCGGAGCGACTGCACTTTTAAATTCAGTAGCATAAGGTTTATTAAAAACACCTTCAATGGTCCAAGTTGAACGAGCGAGTGACGAAGTATACCAGATTGGATTCTCAGCAGTAGATTCTAAATAATTATAAGTCACCGATCGATCAACGTAATCGGAAGCATTGCTTGGATAAAACCAAGTGATCTCTCCAAATAAAGCGTTAACGGCCACATGAATTTGTTGATTGGCGTTAGTGTTAATATCTTCAAAGACATAATCTTCAACGAGACAAGGCATTAATTGTACCCGTCCTCCATCAAATTTATAGAATCCTGTTGGTCCCATCCAATAGGCTATACCATTAACTTCTGCTGCAGAGTGCTGACTCGACATTCCACAGTTGGTTCCTACTTGTTGAAATCCAAAAGTAAACGGTTGTCCAATAAATTTCATGGTGTACATGGCTGTATCCGACCAGATATAGACGGCGGTTCTTCCTACAATAGCTCCTAGTAATTTCGAACCATCGGTAAGTCGTTGACTACCCGCGGTATTCGTTGCCGTAGGTGTCCACACAGTTGTCGATTCTTGATTCGACCACCTTACAAACATATCATCTTGAGTCGTTGAAGATTGAAGTGTGGTTTCTGTGCCTACACAAATTAAATGACGATCGGGAGTTGAGAGAACCATGTCTCTTGAAGCTGTAGGAACTTCACTTCCGCTTACCAGTACAGCTCTTACAGATAAATTAGGGAGAGAAGGCTCCCATTGAAAAATTGTTTTATTATGAATGAGCGCCATTAAATTTTCCCCATAGTTTATTAGTCTCCATTGCCCAGGTTCAATAACAATATTTGATGAAGAACTTGCACTGCCCCAGCCAACATAGGTTGAAGCATCATAAGTAGTCGCTCCATCTGAGTGAGCCGCGGTTGAAGTTCCATTAGTGCCTCTAACAATTCCGTTTAAAGTATTGCTGGTAATGCCGGTATAAGTAATCAATTCGCTATCTACCAAGATCGTACCCGAACTCGCAAAACCAGTTGTACTAACTAAATCAATATCAGTTCCTGATCCTCCTGTTCCATAGGTGTCATTTAATAAAGCTCCATCTAAAGTTGTTTGAATAAGAGGAAGAGTTTGACCACTCCAAGTATTTGTACCCCAGCCATATCCATAAGTTTGAATAAGAGGACCAATAACATAATAAAAATCTATAGTAACCGTTCCTGAAGGTCCTGCGCTTGAACCGGCAGTACTTCCCATCGTGATTTCTATGGTTGTAGCACTAGGTACATCAGTTACTTCAAAAAGGATGTCATCAAAATCAGACGCACTAAAACCTCCCGGTACAGAAGTGGCAGTAGAACATAAAATAATATCGCCTGCCTCAGCGTCATGAGCCGTACTGGTGGTCAGAGTAACTGTTTTTGAACCACTCACGGTCGTGAATGTAGCTCCAGTTTGTTGACGTGCAGTATCTAAAGGAGTGATATCATAGAATGCTCCTTCAAAATAAATATAAAGACACTTATTGGTTCCGATAGCTGCATACTTATTACCAGCTAGATCGACCCAGGTATGTTGATCCCGTCCTGCACCAATCAAGTTATCACTAACTAATTGTTCCCAACCTCCTATTTTTTCAGGAAAACCATAACGAAAACGAGAATAATCGGCGTTAACCCATTTTCCTTCGGCTCCAGTATCTGAAGATTGTTTGTCTAATCCAGGTTTAAGTCTGATTTTGTGTAGCATAGAAAATCCGTTTAGGACAAATTATACTATATTTTTAAGGAGATCAACTCTAGCTTCTTGGTAATTTATTAACGACCATTAGTGGGGATGCCCTTTGAATTAACAAAAGGTGACTCTGCAAATGCTGCGTAGATCATAACATCTGTATCTAAATTAACTGGATCACTATTTACTCTTATTTTAAACCCATTTGAAAGTATGTCCAAAGCATCTTCGGCAGTATCTTCTACTGCAGTTGTATTAGCAAATAACTGGTCATTATCTTTATTGTATCCTGATCTTTCATTATCATAAATTTGCCAATTTTTTGCTGCTTCGGTATTTTTGATAAGAATATAAGCTGGTCTAAATCCAGTGTAAACATATGGACCATCAACATTTCCATTTCCTGTGTATGATCCAAACCTGCTGTATCCTTGGATCGGTGAAAATACATATTGCATATAAGCAAATGAAGCACTTAGGTCACTTCCTATAGTAAATACAGTAGAAGTCGGAGCAGTATCATCCCAATTATTAGAATGAGTACCTACTGCATCATTTTGGTCTAAAACCATATATTTTGTGGGTCCATTATATACATGATAAACTTTCCATTCTTGATTACCTATTCTTTTATTAATCATAAATGTTGGAGTTGTATCTAAACCATGAGTAATAGTATTTGCCGAACTGTCCCCAGTGTATTCGTAAATTCCTTGACCAGCAGTAGCATTAAAAGAGTAACCATCCGGGGTTAAAGTTCCTCCTGATAAACCAGATGTCGTTCCCATTTTCCAATTCCATCCCACATAATTTTCGGTACTCGTATTCCATCTCACATCGGTTCCTAAAGTATATCCATCGGAATCAAAAGACTTTAAACCTTGCGCGACAGTTTCTTCCCCTGATGGGTCATTATAATTAGGAAATATAGTTTTAGTAGCTCCTCTGACTGCATCAGTTAAAACATGGTTATCTGTAGCATCTCTATTTTTTATCCAGTTCAGATCAGGCTGGAATCCAGTGCCTGTAATGGCTAGTTCAGCACCCGTGCCCGCATAAATATTTGCATCAAAGAAACTACCTGCGTCATCCACCGTCGTATAAACTGCCATTTAACCTCCAAACTCCCCTAGGTTTTTAGTACACAGTGCGTAATAGCCGCTAGGCACTGCGTATTCAAAATTGCCGTACCCATTTGCATCTGCGTTGCCAGAACTTATAGTACGTATTGGATTACCAAAATTGTATTCAACTATGCCAGTATTATATCCTGCTTGGTAAAAAAAATAAAAGGTATCATCAACAAAATCTGAACTCGTAAAGGCTGCCGTGCCGCTGTCTTGAATGGTGCCATTTTTATAAAAATAAATATCTTGATTATCCATGTCTAATGCGACACTAATAATATCGCCAGCAGTATAAGTAGCTCCATAACTTGAACCGCCGTCGTCCCCACTACCATTACCTATAAATTTCCAGCCATCAGTACTTCTATACTGAAAATTGTTCAATTGATATTGATAATCACCAGCAGTTGTCATTGAACTAGTTTCTGGCATGGCTCCAAGATTTACACTTGAACCCGTTGATACCATATAAAATTCCATGTACCATTTTCCTTTTCTCACACCCATTGAAGAACAAGCACCGTAACTAGCATCAGTAGAGGCACGATCGGTAACGTGAAGATTCCCTTCAGCAAAACCCTCCGCATTACTCATTAACGGATTTGCTGTTGCAAAATTATTCGTTGGCGAATCCGTCGACTGATCTATTGCAGCTAGATTAGTTAAAGCAAAATCATTACTATTTCCGCTAACGTCAGCACCTAAATCTGCTGAATCCTCGAAGTCTAGCCAGAATCCATTATCGCCAAAAGTTAATTCTGATGGATCTTTCGGCTTCCACACTGTGG